ATTAATTGTTGCTACTGCACCTAGAAGAAGGAGATAAAATGAAAAAGTTCAAAGAATGGGGCATGGCAGCCCTAAACGAAAACTTTACATTCCTGGGCTTCTTTGTAGCATGGGTGGTTTTAGAGGGCAGCGCAAAGACGGTAGTAGGGTATGTAACCCTATTGTCAGTAGCCATATGGTTTGCAACCATAGGAATCCGTAAAGAAGATTAATAAGTTTGCTATAATAGGAGTATGTCAAAACTACGCATACTCCTACTATCAACTACCCTAGTATTAGGGTTGTCTGGCTGTGGGTATGATGGTCATTATAGATATCCATGCCAAAACCCAGCAAACTGGGAATCAGCAGAATGCAAACCACCAATTTGTACTGCTAACGGGGCATGTCCAGAAGATTTAGCAGAACAACCAAAGGTGGAGGGAACACAAAATGGCTAAAGAAAGATTAACTCCTCAAGAGTTAGATGCAAGACTTAAGTTTATCTTAGGTATCACACTAGGATCAATTTTATTTATAACTGCAACAGGCATCATGTATGCCCTTATATTTGTTACACAGCCAATTACAGGACAATCAGAAAATGATAAAATGTTTTTTAATGTTCTTGGCAGCGTAGCAACATTTATTACAGGAACACTTGCTGGTTTATTAATTGGCTCATCTGGTGCTAAAGATGTTATGGCAGCACAGATTGCAAACAAAGAAGTTGATGCTAAAAATACAATGGCAGATAAAAAATTAGAGTCAGAAATTGACGATGCTAAAGCACGTAGACTTTCTAAGCCAGATGGAGCAATGCCAGAAGAACAACCAGTTGATACAGACTGGGTAAAATAATGGCAGAGCAAGGTACAGCAGAGCGTCTTATTGAAGTTGCTACTGCAGAAGTAGGAACTGTTGAAGGTCCAAAAGATAACGAAACCAAGTATGGCAAATTTACCAAAGCAGATTTTCAACCTTGGTGTGGTTCATTTGTTAACTGGTGTGGTAATGAAGCAGGAGTAAAGATTCCTAATACTGTTTATACTCCAGGTGGAGCACAAGCATTTAAAAAAGCAGGGTCATGGATTAATGGAGACTTAGCAGATCCAGAGCCAGGAGATATTGCATATTTTGATTTTCCATCTGACGGGGTAGATAGAATTAGCCACGTAGCAATAGTAGTAGCAGACAATGGAGATGGAACAGTCTGGTGTGTAGAAGGAAATACATCAGGAGATCCTAAAGGTAGTCAACGTAATGGTGGAGAGGTTTGTAAAAAACTTCGTGCCTTTAAGAAAAATAAGAAAAATATTGTAGTTTCTATTGTAGGGTTTGGTAGACCTAAGTTTGGCTCTGCCCCTGCGGGTACTGCTAAAAAGGCTTCTACTAAGCCTAAAACATGCTCAGCATGCGGACAAGCCATCAAATAAAGGTGTTTGACTAAGCAATAATCATTTGCTATACTTAAAGGATATACTCTGAGGGGATTCCTATATGACAGTCTTGGCTGTAGTTCGTCATGAGGGTAAAATTTTTATGGCTGGTGATCGTGGGGCTTCTGACGACAATACAATTCTTCCATTAACCTCTCCAAAGGTTTGGAAACTTGGACCGTATTTGCTTGGATATGCTGGAGCATTAGACGGTGAGCGTATTCGTTACAACTTTAATCCATACGTTCCAGATATAAAAGATTTAGATAAGTTTATGCAAACTAAGTTTATTAAACAACTTAGAGGTTTTTATAATGATTGGTGGGTAGATACCACTAAAGAAGGTGACTTAGGTCTCATTATTTGTATTAAAGGACAAATATATGAACACAATGCCATTGATATGTCTTTGTCTAAATATAACTTAGATTATTTGGCTATGGGTTCTGGCTCTGAGTATGCTTATGGATATTTAAATGCTACAGAAAAATCTAAGGATCCTCGTAAAAGAGTTGTAGGAGCGGTAAGTGCTGCTATTAAATTTAGCCCATCCTGCATGGGGCCAGTTGACGTAGTAAGTATTTAAGAGTATAATTAATATATGGCAAACTTTGACGACATATTAAAAGATATTCAAGATGAAGCGTCAGGTCTTGACGAGTTTGAAATTTGGTTAAATAACGGAATTGATCGGGGCTGGGTAACAGAACCGTTTTGTAACACTCATGATGGAGATCCATATATGAGTGAAGAAGAAGAAAAAGAATGGGAAGAGGGCGGAGATCCTTGCCAAGTAGTAATTAAAATAAACAACAACTAATAGGGGGTAAAATGAAAAAAATAGTGGTGGGAATTGTAACTGTATTGGGTTTAACATTAATCCAATCTCCTGCACATGCTGAGGTTTGTGCTAATGGTACTTATAATGTTGCAGGAGTTAATACTTTTGGTCAACTACCTTGTAGTGATCCTGGAACTGAAATTAATGTAACTGTAAGAGGATTACACGATTATGGAGTTTCTAACGGACTAACTGCATATTGTTCATTTAGTTATGTAAGAAGAAACTTAGGAACAGTCGCAAGTCCTAATTGGTCAGCATCTACAAATACTGTTTGTGATCCAAAACCAACTCCTCCCGCACCTACGCCAGTGCCTACGCCAGTGCCTACGCCAGTGCCTACGCCTACGCCAACGCCAACGCCTACGCCAACGCCTACGCCAGTGCCTATACCAGTTGTTGAAACTAGAACGGTATCAACAAATACTTCATCAACAACAAACAATAATGCTTCAACAACTAATCAGTTAAATGGTTATGCAGTAGTACATCCTACTGGATATGTATGCGGAGTTATTGTTGGTGGTTCTTACTTTGCAGGTAATGACAAGACTATGACCTCAGAATATATGGGGTGTCCTGTTGGCAGTCAAATTATTTCACAAACAAATGCATCTCCAGAAGGAAATGTTGCTGGCTGGCATGGTCAAAATGTAACATATAGTCAAAATCAATTTGCAATCAAAAATGATTCTGGCACTGTTACAACTACTATTCAAAATGGAGTAGCAACAGATTCAAGCGGTAAAACTTGGGATACTGGTTCAGGTGCCTGTATTAGTCAATGCACTACAACAATTATCTCTGATACAACTACTGCAACTGTTGACACTTCAACAATAACTGCTAGAGCACAATCTAATAATGCAAATGAGGCTGTTGCTTCAGATAGCAGAATACTAACGCTTGTAAAGAATTATTTATCCAATAATACATATAGTTCTTTATTAAGTAAACTTGGTAGAATTACAAGACAAATGAATAGTTGGTTCTTGTAATATAAGTCTAGCGATTATTGCATAGTGGTAGTGCGTAACCTTGCCAAGGTTAATGTGCGAGTTCGATTCTCGCTAATCGCTCAATGCCCTCATCGTCTAGTGGTTAGGACATCACCCTTTCACGGTGGTAACAGGGGTTCAATTCCCCTTGGGGGTACTGCCTCCTTAACTCAGTGGTAGAGTACCCGCCTTGTAAGCGGGTTGTCGTAGGTTCAAATCCTACAGGAGGCTCAATAAATGGTATAATAGAGTTGTATCTGCCAAATGGGGATACATTAATTTATTCGCTTGAAAGGGGAATAAAATGGTAACACAGTTTGCAATGGATCTATTCAATGATCCTTTTTTTATTGGCTTTAACAGAGAGTTAGGCCGTTTAAATACAGCACATAAAATAAACTCACAATCATATCCTCCATATGATCTTCTTAAATTAGATGAAGATACATATAGATTATCTCTTGCTATTGCAGGATTTACAAAAGAAGATATTGACGTGTCAGTAGACAATGGAAACCTTGTAATTAAGGGAGAAATTGTAGAGGTTACAGATGCCGAGGTTGTTCACAAGGGGATTGCTGGTCGTAAGTTTGTACGATCTTTTGCTCTTGGTGAATATATGGAAGTTTCTAGCGCTGAACTAAAAGATGGTTTGCTAACAATTAATATTGTTCGTGTCATTCCTGAAGATAAAAAACCTAAAGTAATTAAAATAAAATAAAAAAACAACCTGAGCAAGTTGAAAAACTGCTTACTTTTTGATATACTTAGATATAACTATAGGAGAGCCAGTGCCAAGATATGACTATAAATGTTCTACCTGTTCTTCACAGGTTGAATTTGAAAGATCAATTGGTGACGACAAATATCCAATATGTTGTAATGAATCTATGCAAAAAGTATGGAATGCACCCGCTGCAATTTTTCGGGGTAACGGATTTTATTCAACCGACAAAAGAAAGAAGTAATTAGATGTATAATAGAACTATGAACAACGCCATTAAAGATCATCCAAGTATAAAGCCAAAACAATGGATTTTAAATGCAAAAGATCGTTGTGACAAATGCCTAGCACAAGCATTAGTTAAAGTAAAAGGCGCCTCTGGAGAATTGACGTTTTGTAGTCATCATTATGACAAAATAATGAATAATCCAGAATCATATAAAAGAATGATGTCTTTTATACTAGAGGTTATTGATGAACGTGAAAAGTTAATAGAAAATAAAGCGATTGGGGCAATATAATGTATGAGTATTTTGTAAAAGAAGTAAAGAATGTTGTTGATGGAGATACCATTGACGTAGTTATTGATTTAGGGTTTGATATCTTGTTTGCTTCCCGTGTTCGTTTGGCTGGAATTGATACGCCAGAATCACGTACAACAGATAAGGCTGAAAAGGCTTTAGGCCTTGAGTCTAAAGAATATTTAAAAAAATACCTTAAAGATGCAAAGTCTGTTGTAATTAAAACTGAAAAAATGAATTCGTCAGAAAAGTATGGTCGTATCCTTGGCTGGATATATGTAAACGGCAATACAGAATCATTAAATGATAAAATGATTAGTGATGGCTATGCGTGGGGTTATCTTGGTGAAACAAAAATTAAAGACTTTGAAGTATTAAAAAAGGCTAGAGCAAAGTCTGGGAAATGAAAACAATCCTTTACTTTACAGCAGACTGGTGTCAGCCATGTAAAAAGGTAAGGCCAATTGTTGAAGAATTAAATAGAGAATATGCTCCTAAAATGTTTCAAATAATTGATGCTGAAATAGAAAAAGAAATGGTTCAAAATTTTAAAATTAGTGCTGTTCCTACTTTTATTTTGTTTGATGACGGTAGAGAAAGTAATAGAATTACAGGATTGCAATCAAGAGAGTCGTTAATGGAGTTTATAAAAAATGAGTAAAGAAGATGACATGATTGAAAAACTTATCCTTGATGGTGGCCTAGAGGCTGCGGGTATTGATGATGAAACTGGTGAATTTTTATATTCTTTTACCCCTAAAATTAAAGACATAATGCCAGACCTTTATCATGAGCATATCACAGATGTAAATTCAGGAGTAATGCGATTGTGGGAGATGGGGTTTGTCAATGTAAACCTGTTAAATGATGACCCAGAAATAACATTATGTGCAAAGTCCTTTGATCGCCTAGCGGTTGAAGGTTTGTCAAAGCAGGATAGATGGAATCTTTTTGAATTAATGAGGCTTCTTAAGCGCAAAGACTGATATAATCTATATATAGACTGGGAGGTTTTATGTCATTAAACGAAGATAGAGATGTGCCAATGTTAAAATCAATGGTAGCAGAGGGTGATTTTGTTATGTTCGTTCATAAGGATGATGGAATTATGGCTGGTCGTATTGAATATGTTATGACTAATGCTGGTTTACTAGGTCTTCCTGGCTCTGAATACTCAATGGAATATGCTGAAGATGACAAACCAGTTATTGTTCGTGCTTACAAAGAAGAAGATGGCGCATGGAAAGAACAGGCATATGTTTTCTATCATCGAATGTCAGAAGTTATGAAGATTGAATCATTATCTGTTTCAGTTGACATGGTTGTAGAAATGGGATCAAATGAAACTGGTATTCCATCAATGCCACGACAATCAGATTTAGAAAATATGTATGCTGTTCAAATGGGAAAGTCTTATTATTCAGATAACGAAGATGATGATAAATGGGACAATATGCAAAAAGCATGTTGGGTTGGATACGAACAAAGAGGAATGAAAGATAAAGGTGGGCGCATGGTTCCTAATTGCGTTCCAGTTAGTAAACTAGAAGAAATGGAAAATGAAATGGCAAAAGCAAAGCCAAAGTATGAAGATTTTATTAAACCACGTAGGGGTGGATCAGCACCATCAAACCCTAAATTATATGCAAGGGTTGTGCAGGCAGCAAAAGATAAATTTGATGTTTATCCATCTGCTGTTGCAAATTCTTGGGTAGTGCAAGAATATAAGCGTCGTGGTGGTACTTATAAATCAGAAAAAGAAATCACTAAAGATATTTGGAATGGCAGTTTGTTTGATGCAAGAGATATCATAAAATAATGGCTAAACATTCGTCTGGTTCTTACTACAAAGATCATGGGTTTAATTCCATGCAAATTAAAGACGGCAGAATTGTTCGTTTAAGAAAAGACGGTAGCGTTAAAGCGGACTTAGGTCCATATAAAACAAAACACAAAGGGGTAATAAGCAATGGCTAACAAAGAACAAAAAGGTAATGCTAATACAAAAAAAGAACCAAAGATGACATTAAAAGAAAAACGTGTTGCAAAACAAGAAAAAAGAAACAAGAAAAATGGCTGATACATACAGTCCTACTTCAGGTATGAAGGCTGCTGCTCGTCGTGCCTTAAAATGGAAAGCAGATGGTAAGGCTACTGGCGCAGGAACTCCAGTAGGTTGGGGTAGAGCAACAGATATTGTAAATGGATCTGCTATGTCTCTTAGTACTGTTAAAAGAATGTATTCTTTTTTCTCCCGTCACGAAGTAGATAAAAAGGGAAAAGGTTTCTACTCTGGTCCAGAGTTTCCCTCTAACGGAAGAATTATGTGGGATGCTTGGGGTGGCGATGCAGGGTTCAGTTGGAGTCGTGCAATTGTAGAAAGAGAAAAAAAGCAAGTAGAAAAGGTTTGGTTCGATAGTCCATTTAGTTTAAGAAAGGGGTAAAAGTGGAGGGTTTAACTTTAGAAGAAGTAAAACAATTAGTAATTTTTTATAAACAAAAAAGTTCTGATCTTGAATTTAATTTATTGCAAATGCAAATAAAGTTAAATAGGATTAGCAATCTTGATGAGTTGCCAATAGTTAAAGCAACAAACAAGCCTGTAGATAAAAAATAAGAAAATATAAAAATGCAAGAGTTAATAATTATAGGCTTGACATTAACTCTTTTTTGTTATATCATTAAGAGTGTAGTAAAGAATAAGAAAAAGAATACTTCAAAAATGATACATCGTCAAAGCGATGTTCATAAACTTTTAAAATATTTTTTTTCAATTCCATTGTCTAACAATGAAAATAACTTTTCAC